CTGGAGGAGCTGTATTCTGTTTTGAACCTACGGGAGTTTCTGATGGTACACCTTATGATTCAGGTTGGTCAGAAGATGGTACTGAGGTTACATTAGACTTCTACACTTCGTCACTCATTTATGGTAGCGACATAAGTGACCTTAGAACTCCAAGTGGTCGTTATAATGTAGATGTTATTGGAGACTTTGGTGGTAGTATCATAGTAGGCAGTAAAATCGCTGATAGTGTTATCAATGACTACATCCTTCATACACTTAGTAAAAAGGTTGATAGTCTTGTTAATAGTCAAAGTCTTACTATTGGAAGTACTACTATTACAGAGGCTCAATTGCAAGCACTTTTGGCTACCTTGCAGTAACAATGTAAAAAAGTAAAGCTCTTATAAGGATATGAGGGCTTTACCTGAAATTTGGAGTTGAAAGAAGGTTTAGGTTCGTAAAAAGTATAAAAATATTTTTTACACAGTATAAACATTATCTTTACACACTTGCATATGTGGAAAAATTATATTAATTTTGCACCAAATTTCTAAGAGAAGGAGAAAATAATATGAATGGCGAAGGTGAATTGATGACTGATTATGAGCTGGAGAGCTTATTCTCAGACACCTCAGAAGAGCAGGAGAAAGAAGCTGGTAAGACTCCTGAAAATAAAGAAGAGCCAGGTAAAGAGAAAGATACCCATACTGAGGAGAAGGAGGAACCTGTTGATCCGGAAGGATTATTCGAGATTCCTGATCCAGAGAGCGTAGGTGTGGAAGAGAATGAACAAGGTAAAGAGGGTGCTTCTTCGGAACAGAACCCTTCTCCTATCTACTCTTCTTTAGCCAAAGTTCTGCAAGAAGATGGCATCCTTTATCTTGACGAGGGCGAAGCTGACACTATTACTGATGTCGATGCGATGAAAGGCGCAATTCGTAAGGCAGTAGAATCTCAGCTCACTGATGTTCAAAAGCGTGTGAACGAAGCCCTTGAAAACGGCATGGATCCCAATAGCGTTCAGGCATTTGAGAACAAACTTAAATTCCTAAATGGTATTACTCCTGAAGCAATTAAGGAGGAGGGGGACAAGGGAGATGACCTGCGAAAGAGGTTAATCTACCAAGATTACCTTGACAAAGGTTTCTCCCAAGAACGTGCCATGAGAGAAATGCAGAGGTCCATTGATAATGGTACTGATGTTGAGGATGCGGAGGAAGCATTGAAGAGTATTAAGGAGTTTACGCAATCCAAGTACGACGATGCTTTAGCAGAGGCTAAGAAAGAGGCGGATGCTGAGCGAGCAGAAAATGATCGTGAAGCTAAGGCACTCCAAGAAAGCATTCTCAAAGACGCTCCGATATTCGGAGATGTAACCGTAGACAAGACTACTCGCCAGAAGATTCTGGATACGATTGTAAAGCCTGTCTACAAAGATCCGGAGACAGGATACACCTATACTGCTCTAGAGAAGTTCGAGAAAGAACACCGTATGGATTTCTTGAAGATTGTAGGCGCCGTAATGGTACTTACAGATTATGGAAAGAACCTAGACGGCCTAGTAAAGAGTAAGGTGAAGAAAGAAGTTAGCAAGTCTGTTAAAGAGCTTGAAGCTGCTATTAACACTACAAGGCGTAATAGCGACGGCTCTTTGAGATTAGCAACTGGTGTATCTCCGGAATCACACTTGAGTAACTTTACACTAGATGTCTAACATATAACTTAAAAACTTTTAAAAACTATGGCTGGAAAATTAGGTAAATTCCAAACTTCTACTAGCTTTACGTATTGGAAAGGTTTGACGAGACAGAACCACCTTGGTTCTATCTTCCAACTTGATCCTCAGAAAGCTACCACGACCATGATTCAGCTGTTGGCTTACAATCGTGGAAAATCGCTTGAGTCCTTCTTGGCTCAGTTCCCGACCAAACAGTTTGAGTCTTCTCAAGAGTACACTTGGGACATTATCGGCAGTCATCGTCGTAACATTCCTCTGGTAGAGGCACGTACGATTGACGGTACGGTAGTAACTGCTGCAAGCGCAAACGTAGGTGTAGGTATCACCCCGTTCTACCTTGTATTTGGTGAAGACGGGTTTGCTGATGGTGAGACCATCGTAGGTAATCTCAATGAGCTTTACCCGATGCGTATTCTTGGCCCGGCACGTATCGAAGGTACCAACTACGTCTATGAGGTAGAACTCATGGGTGGTGTAACCGAGGGTGTACCTGCTGAGCGTCTGTTGGCCGGTGAGCTGTTCTCTGTAGATGCAGCTGTTGTTGAGGCTGATATGTCTCGTCAAGTTGGTGACGTTCGCTTTGCTGCTCCGTCTGCAATGCGCAACGAGTTCTCGACTGTACGTATCCAACACAAGGTTGGTGGCGAAATGCTGGAGAAGAAGATTGCTTGCGGTATTCCTGTAGTAGGCAACGATGGCAAACGCACTGTGATGAACATGTGGATGCACTATGTTGACTGGGAGGTTGAGCAGCAATTCTCTGACTACAAGAACAATGTTCTTGCATTCGGTCGCAGCAACCGTACCGCTAGTGGTGAGTACAAAAACATCGGTAAATCCGGTGGTGTTATCAAACAGGGTGCCGGTCTGTTCGAGCAGATGGAGGTAGCCAATACTCTCTACTACAACGACTTCTCGTTGAAACTGATTGAGAGTGCTATCCTCGATATGTGCGAAGGCAAACTTGACATCAAGGATCGTAAGTTCATCATGTTCACCGGTGAGCGTGGTGCAGCTCAGTTCCACAAAGCAGTTGTTGCTGAGACTTCGGGTTGGGGACAATTCCAGGTTAATGCTGATGCTCTTGGTGTAATCAAGCGCACTACTTCTGAGCTGAACGAGACTGCTCTGGCAGCTGGTTATCAGTACACCGAGTACCTCATGCCGAACGGTATCCATCTGATCGTTAAGGTAGACCCGATGTATAGCGATCCTGTACGTAACAAGATTCAACACCCGAATGGTGGCGTAGCTTACTCGTACCGTTACGATATTCTCGACATCGGTACTCCGCAGGAGGCTAACATCTTCAAGTGTACTGCAAAAGATCACCCGGAGGTTCGTGGTTATCAGTGGGGTCCGTTCCGTAATCCGTTCACCGGAGCACAGGGCAACCCGTACGCTTCCTTCGATGAGGATGCAGCAGTCATCCACAAGATGGCTACCCTCGGTATCTGTGTATTGGATCCGACCCGCACGATGTCACTTATCCCGAACATCTTGAGTGCATAATCTATCAAGGTAGGGGCTGGTAATACAGCCAGCTCCTCCTTACTTTTTAAAAGGAGAAGTAAATATGGCTAAGAAGAAAGAAGAACTCGTGGACGTTAATTTTAAAATTGACGACACACAAGAAGAAGAAACCCCACAGGTGGTAGTACCTGTAAGTGAACCCAAACATGAGCCTGAGAAAGCTCCCGTGAGTGCAAAGGTCGACGAGAAACGCCTTGTGAATTGTCTTAGGAACGAAAAAGTAATTGTTAGACATGTTCGTAGACAAAAGGGCAACATCACTGACCCTAGACACGTTCTCTACGGAGGCATGTCTATCAATGCTAAGCATGAGTACTCTGTACCAAAACTCAGAGACGGCAGGTATGCCGACGTTCTGACGGATGCAGAAAAGGACTACCTTGAGTACATCATGGGTCTTGAGCATAATGCACTGAGCATCTATCGTAAGGTTAACAACTACTGGAATGCCGGAGAGAATCCTGCTGCAATTGTAACAGTTCGTAAAGAGGATCTTACCCTTGACTTATCGGACCCGGTACAATACATTCAGTACAAGATTCTTTTGGCCAACAAGATGTATATTGCATCTTCCCCGCAAGAGTTGCAGGACCATCCGAAACTGACTTACCAGCACGTACTGATTAGTCGTGAAGATGAGAATAAAGTAGCTCAGAGAGGTATGACCAACATCATGCGCTGCTATACAGAGTATGGTAAGATCATGGAGGACAAATGGAAACTCCGCTTCATAGTAGAAACCCTGACCGGCAAGCCTGTGGCTGACAATGTAAAGATTGAGTTCTTACAGACTCAGACTAATGATCTCATCCAGGCCGACAGTAAAATGTTCCTGAGTGTGATTACAGACAAGGATTTGGATACCAAAATACTTATCCGTAAAGCTGTAGATGCCGGGCTTATCGCTCAAAGGGCTAATCAGTTCTATTACAGAGAAACTAACACACCATTGTGTGACTATAACGAGGAAGCTACTCTGTCCAATGCGGCAAAGTATCTGACTCAGCCGAAACACCAAGATATGCTGTTTGCTTTACAGGCAAAGCTGAATAAATAACATGACCGCTGAAGAGTTTAATAGAGAATTTGATCTCCTGTACAATAACGTCATGTCAGACATGGCGCCAGGATTAGATGGATATGAGAAGAGTGTATTCTTAACCATGGCTCAAGAGGAAGTTGTCAAACAGTTGTACAATGGAACTCTTGGAGATGGATTTGAAAGCTCCGAACAGAACCGTCGCTATCTCGCTAACCTTATTAGGCAAGCTGTTGTTGAGAAGACAAGTCTCCCTACTCCTAAGTCGATTATGGGTTATCAGTGGTACGAGTTGTCTGTAAGTAGTGGGATGTTAGTGCTCATTGCTGAGCAGGCAGAAGTATCAGGCATAGGTTGTTGTGAGGACCAAGAAGCTACGAAAGTTCTTAACGTACAGCCGGTTAAATACGACGAGGTTAATAAGGTATTGAATAATCCATTCCGTAGACCTAATCGTAACCAGGCATTACGTGTTGATAAAGACAGCACTACTGTTGTAATTATCACCAACTTTGACTTGGAGCAGTACTCTTATGAGTTTCTCAAGAAGCCTGTACCAATCATCGTTGAAGATCTGACTGGCTATACTGACTCGATTGGGAGTACCTTATCTATTGATGGTGTAAGATCCATCACGGATGTAGGAACCTCCCATCAAGGCAGCGAATTGGATAAATCCTTACATAGGATTATTCTTCAGAGGGCTGTACAGTTAGCCGCAGCTAGCTGGGCCTCAAATAATAGAAATTAACTAACTCTTTAAATTTTAAACAATATGAGTGCTTATTCTGTAAACCAAGTTAGACATCTCTATGTTGTGAACGCTGCTAACCAATTTACCGCCGGTAAAGACCTGGAAGGCAATCTGTTCTTTAACTTGAAGGATGCGCAAGGCAAGGACGTTCGCAGTGACCTCATCACTCACGTAAGCTACGCTAAGGCAACTAGCGCAGATACCCTTGCTCGTAAATCGAAAGTTGTCAAAATCGCTTTTGCTTCTGGTGCTGACTGTGTAGCCGGACAGGATTATGTAGCAAGTATTAAGACGAAGGGCTTCATTAGCGACGCTGATGAGAGCATCTACGTTGAGACAGGTGCAGCTCGTGCAGAGGATACCACCAAAGGTAAACTGCTGCTCGCTTTGGCTAAGAACCTGGCTAAGAATACTGCAAAGCAGGGTATCGTTTCGATCTCTGTTCTTGAGACTGCTACTGAGAAGACCATCGAGGCTGCTACTGCCGGTAGTGTAACCGCAATTCTCGTAAAAGAGATTGAGCAGCCGTGGAGACGTGGTGTCAAAGAGTCCAAACCGGTTAACTTTGATGTACAGACCGCTCCGGCTAAGCTGACTTCTGCTGCTACTGTGGAAGGTACGTGGGCTGCTGTTACTGATGTAACTGATACCTATGGTACCAGGATTGGTAACGGTAAGAAGACCGCTGACCTTGAATGGTTCTGCATGGGTGAGCGTGCTAGTGAATACCGTGAGAAGGGATGGCCGTACAACTGGGAGACCGAGTACATGGTTGATCCGAGCAAGGAGTATGACTATGTGGACATCCACTATGCATATGTTGGCTCTAACCACGCTATTCAGGCTTCTGAGAAGGACATCACTATCGTTTGCCCGGTAGGCACTGGTGCTACCGCACACACGGTAATGGCTAATGTACTTGCCAAGATCAACTCCTTGGATGTAATCACAATTCTGGATCCGTCCGATATTGAGGCAGAGGAGTAATCAAAGATTTTGTCTAACGAAATCGGGGGAGGGAGGTAAGTACTCCTTCCCCTAATTTTTAAATAGCGACTACTATGATTAAGATATATGAATTTAAACTCTCTCAGGATGCTAAATACCTTTACATCCATGTAGCTGCTAATAAGGTAGCTCCTACCACAGATGCTGTTTTGAATACTCTTACTATTAGTTGTGATGGTGACCCGGAGAGCGATTCAGCTAAGGCTTTTGGTATATACCTGTCTATACTTGGAATTGTAGCCAATACCGGTACTTCTGACCATCCTATATGGACTGTTCAGTCTGCTTTCCAGGACGAGATAGCGTACAATATAGACTTGAGTGAGGTAGGCCTTGCAGGCGGATGTAGTTACCTTAATCAGCTTTATTACTTACAGGTAACAGCTACATCTCCCCACTCTACTTGCGTATCTGTGAAGGAGGTAGATGTCATTACTTTC